GAGAATCAGCAGTAAGGTCCTGGGAGGGCTTTCGCAATCTCTGCCGTGCCGGCGGCATCCGAACGTACTACAGCGTAGGCGACCAGCTCCAGTGCAAGAAAGGCGACACGACGCTGACATGGGACATCGTACATATTGGCGACGTTGAGGAGACTGGCGGTAACTACGTCATCTTGCAGACGCACGACTGCCTGCCGATGGATGTGATGGAGTTTGACTCGAGAGAGGCAATCTTCCGCGCCAGCACGGAGCTTCCGGCAGGAACGTACCACTTTACGACAGTGACGTCCAACATCACGGACACGAACTGGATTAGTGGAAGAGGATGGACGAAAACGTGGCAATTTACGACAACGCAGGCCGTGCCGACTGGCGGCCAGATTTGCTTCAGTAAGGGCATGGAATACAATACAGACTTTTCGGCGCTAGGCATCTCGACGTACTCGAAGCCAGCCGACACAACGGTGCTAGAGACTGTGACGATGACGGAGGGCACGGATGGCACAGACCTCGCGACGCTTGGCACGGTCAATCACGCGCAGCGCATCTGCTATGGCTACAATAGATGGAGTCAGTCAGGCTTGCGTCAGTGGCTTAATAGCAACGCTGAGGCAGGAGCTTGGTGGAGCCCCCGTAATGACTTTGACCGGCCGGAAAGCTATGCGACCTGGGCGGGCTTTATGAATGGTATCGACTCAGATTTCCTCGCAGTCATCGCGAAATCGAATATCACTTCAGACCTCAATAAAATCAGCGATTCAGGCGGCACTGAGACCGTGCGGGATTACTTCTTCATCCCTGCGATGGTCAACCTCAATGGCGGGCATACGGCAGGATCTGACGTCGCCGAGGACGATGTAGTCTGGGATTACTACACGAAATTCCGCCGAGATGGCAAGACCGGCACGAATATCGATTCGGACGAGAATCGTTGCAAGTACCGCCTCGGTACCTCCACACGCTGGGACTGGTGGGAACGGTCGCCCAACGTCGGCGTTGCGTGCTACGTGCGTTTCGTCGGCGCGGGCATTCTCGGGTTGGGCCGCGGCGCGTACTGCGGGCTGGGCGTGGCCCCGGCTTGCCGCATCGAATAATCTGGTAATCCGCCGCCCCCCCCAGGCGGCGGATGCATGAGAGGAGAAGAAATGAGCATACCACAATCGAAGCGCACCAGCACACCATTGACCGTGCTGGTCGAAGCAAGTAAGCTGGTAAGCTACACGATACTGATTTGCACCGACGAAAAGCGTTTTCCAAAGCGGTATCGCTGGTGCCTGACGCAACAGATCATTGAAGCAGCCGTACAGGCGAAAATCCACATCGCAAAAGCGAATTCGGTTTATGTCAATGACCATGAGAGTGCGGTGCTGCGGCGCACGTACCAGCAAGAGGCTATCGCGGACATTGCAGCACTCAGCGCAACGATGGATACGGCCTTTAATCTTTTTAGCGGCCTGCGCCATATCGATACGACTGACAAACCGAAGAAGCGCATCAATATTGCGACATGGACGGCACAGATGAGCAAGGTCAAAACTCTGCTCCTCGCATGGAAGAAATCTGATACTGAGAAAAATAAAAATCTGGGCTGAGCGCTGTAGGGTCGCCCAACGTCGGCAATGCGTACAACGTGCGTAACGTCAACGGCGCGGGCATTCTCAGGTGGAACAACAACGCGTACAACGGGCAGGGCGTGGCCCCGGATTACATATGGCCAGACAAAGTAGCCGATGAGGTGAAATCAGAGCCGATGCAAGGAGCGCGAAGCCCGTCCTCCGAGAAAGGAGGCAAACAAGATGCCGTGACGCGAGCAGCTTTCGAGCTGGTCTCGCTATCCGCGCGGCTACTATCATGGAAAAATCCGTAAGAGAAGTCGTCACAGACTTCGGCAATCTTTACGACGCAATGCAGCACTGCTCAAACGGCGTGCGCTGGAAAGCGAGCGTCATTAAGTACCTGCAAAACGGTCTTGTAAACACTTGGAAGCTGCGGCAAGAGCTGCTAGATGGTACGTACAAGCTTGGCAAACAAATTGAGTTTAAAGTGTACGAGCCCAAAGAACGGACCGTCGTAGCTATGCGCTTCCGCGACCGGCAGGCCCAGCGCTCGCTCTTACACAATTATCTCGCTGCCGAGCTGACACGTCACTTTATCTACGACAACTCAGCAGGACAATCAGGGAAAGGCCCCGACTTCGCAAGACGGCGGCTGAAAACGATGATCGAAAAGGCACACCGCCTTTACGGCGATAATGCCTACGCGTACACGTATGACATCAAGAGCTTCTTCGGCAGTACACGGCATGACGTGGCCAAAGCGGCCGTCCGTAAGCGCGTACGTGATGACTGGGCGTGCCGACTTGTCGAGCAGATCATTGACAGTTTCCCAGGAGATGTCGGTATCGGCCTTGGCTCGGACGTAGCGCAGTACATCGAGCTTGCCGTACTTGATGACCTGGACCACTTCATCAAGGAGCGGCTGCACGTGAGATTCTACGCACGGTACATGGACGATTTTGTCATCATCACAGACGGCAAAGAGCACGCGGCAGAGTATCGCAAAGCAATCGAGCAGAAGCTCACGCGAATACACTTACAGCTGCACCCGAAGAAATGCCGCGTTGTGCCCGTATTACGTGGCTTTAAGTGGCTCGGCTTTAGGCTGCGCGTCAAGTCGTCCGGCAAGATACTCGTCACCCTGGACAAAGATAAAATCTATCATGAGCGACGCAAGCTCAAGAAAATGGCCCGGCTGGTTAAGGCCGGCAAATTGCCGCGAGAAACCGCGGATACCAGCTTGCGGTGCTGGGCCGCCCATGCAGTACACGGCAACAATTATAACGTCATCAAAAAGATGCATGAATATTATAGAAATCTATGGAGGGATGTAAATGTTTAAAGCAATCACGATGGAAGAGCGCTTACAGAAAGCGGAAACAGCAAACCGAGCCCTGCGCTCTCAGCTCGATCAGAGCGTAGCGCAAACGGCCTATGTCGCAATGATGAGCGGCGTAGCCCTGCCGACAGCAGAAACGACAAATATGGCGGAAGGAGGCGAAAGCGATGAGTAAGTGGTATGCGAAAATTAAAGGATGGTACGAAGCGGGCTGGTGGACTAAGCTGATGGTTAAAAATGCTGTCATAAAAGAAAAAATCACGGCAGATGAATACAAAGACATTACAGGCGAAGACTATGTCACTGACTGAAGTTATTGACGTGCAATGCGAAATCATCAAGATGCAGAGCAAACTAATAAAAAATATGGCAATTGAAATCGGTATGGAAAATATCTTTACAGAAGAGATTAGCCGCATTAATGCACTAAAAGAAAGAATCGAGGCGCAAGATGAATGAAAGCGAACTAGTAGCAAAGCTTGAAAGAATCGAGCGGCAGCTGACAAATCTCAACCGTGACGTCGTGATGGCTATCGAATCCGGGAAGTCCGCACATCACCGTATCGATGATCTCAAACATGACATTTGCTGGACCCTGGGGACAAGCGTAACCGTCGTTGGTATTTTTGCATCAGTGCTGACGTCGGTGCTGCAGCATGTTTAAGGAGGGAGGCCGATGATTGATAAAATTAACATAGCGGACTGTTTAACGATTATCGGGTTAGTAGCAGCACTGATATTGTCAATTTTTTACGGACTAAACGAACTGGCAATGTCTATAGCATCGGGTCTGCTGGGATATATCGGCGGGAGTATAAAAACTTCCGCCGGCAGGAAGGAGGATAATACACATGGCTAAGAATTTAAATTTTAGCGATGCACTATCGCTATTAAAACAAGGCGCTAAAGTATGCCGGATTGGCTGGAACGGGAAAGGCATGTTTTTGTATTATGTACCAGCGGGGAGATACATGCCATGCACGGACGCGGGAGAAAAATTAGCCGGCCCCGACGGGAAAGTAGCTTACGGCGGATATATCGCAATGAAGACCGCCCAGGGAAATGTGGTACCGTGGCTTGCAAGTCAAACAGACGTTTTGGCAGAAGATTGGATTATATACTTATTTGAAGATGGATTAGTACAGGGGGGTACGATAAATGAGAGTATACATTAACCCAGGACATGACATCGACTACGACAGCGGCGCGGTCAATCCTGATAGTGGTCTTCGTGAGTGTGACGTAGCACTCAAAATTGGGAAAGTTGTCAAAGGCTACTTAGAAGCAGCAGGATGTGAATGTCGACTGTTGCAGTCGGACAACCTATGCTATGACAGCAGCTACGAAGACCGCCCCGTTGCCGTCTGTGCGGATGCGAACAATTGGCCGGCAGACGTCTTTGTCAGCATCCATTGCAACGCGGCAAATGGCTGCGCACGCGGCACGGAAGTAGAGTGTTACAGCCGCATGAGCAACGGCGGGAACCTCGCGCAGTGCATCCAGGACCAGATTGTCAGCGCACTGGGCACCGTAGACCGCGGCGTCAAAGAGATGCCGGGACTCATCGTACTGCGTCATACTGACATGCCGGCCGTACTCGTAGAGACAGCATTTATCGACAATGACGATGACGCGGCCCTACTTACAGACAAATGGGATGACTTCGCCAGGGCTATTGCACGCGGCGTCACAGATTATGAATGTAGCTTACAGTAATTTAAGGAGGACAAAAACATGGATAAACAGGAAATTTTAGACGTTATGGCACAGAAAGCAGCAGAAATCGCGAAAGCTCAAGCAGCAGCAGTCGTATCAAGCATTACCGTCGACGAACTCCGTCCACTCGTAGAATCGCAGATCAAATTAATCACCG